ATAAGGGTTGACTTTATCTCAGATCGCGCTATGTACCAAAGAAGACCAAGGGGGGTTGACTTAAGCTGTTAAATATGCTACAATAATGGTATATTGAGTAGTTAGTTACTTAAGTAACACTTAAGACCCCAAAGTGGTTTCCTTTAAGTGTTTAACTTTAAGTTAATAACTTGTACTACTCACTTAAGTAATCTTAAGTAATCTTAAGTATGTTTTGTCTTCCTTAATTCAGCCTTTGCTGAAAGACGGGTTAAAGCAAAAAGGAATAATGTTTATGTCTTCTTCAGGTGATCCGGTTTCCCCTCCGGTTAAAAGAAAAAGAGGAAATCCAAATTTATATAAAGGGATGCCTCCTTTAAATCCAGAGGGTAGAAAAAAAGGATCACTAAATAAGTTTACCAAGCTATCCAGAGAGCTTATGTCCAACAAAGGCCCTGAGATAGTAGAGAAGGTCATAGAACTAGCTTTAGAGGGCGACAGGCATTGTCTTAAGATGTGTCTGGACAGAATAATACCCACGACTAAAGCAGTTGAGATTACTCACGATCACCAAGATTTAGGTATTAATATTATAGTTGAATCTGTAAAGGCGATTGAGAAAAAAGAAGCAGAAGAATTTAAGACCATAGAAGCTGAGTACGAAGAGACAAAATGACGGACTTAAACGTCACTCTTCATGACGCACAAATGGAAATCTTTACTTCTACCAAGAGATTTAAAGTTGCCTCATGTGGAAGAAGATTTGGTAAGAGTTACTTAGCGGCTTGGGTGTTAATCATTAAAGCACTACAAAGTACCTCTAAAGATGTATTTTATGTAGCACCTACTTTTCAACAGGCCAAAGATATTCTTTGGGCAATCCTCAAGAAAATAGGTAAAGATGTCATCAAATCTGCACATGAAAATACTGCAACGCTTACTTTGGTCAACGATAGAAAAATTTACCTCAAAGGTTCGGACCGTCCCGATACTCTTAGGGGTGTGGGTCTTGCTTATGTTGTTATGGATGAGTATGCTTCTATGAAGCAGGAGGTCTGGGAAATGATACTCAGGCCAACATTAGCAGACGTAAAGGGTGAGGCTTTATTTATAGGGACACCAGCAGGTAAGAATCATTTCTACCAATTATGGCTGGATGCCCAAAAAGAAGAGAATGAAGAGGATTGGGAAGCATTTCAGTTTAATTCTACTGACAATACTTTCTTAGACCCCAAAGAAATTGAAGCCGCTCGTAAAACAATGTCTACTCAGGCATTTAGACAGGAATTTGAAGCTACTTTTGAGTCATTTTCCGGTGGTATCTTTAAAGAGGAGTGGATAAAGTATGTGGACGACGATGAATTTGATGATACGAAAGCTAAGACGCAAGGTCATTTCGTCATATCGGTGGACCCTGCGGGTTTTGAACAGGCTAAGAAAGAAAGGGGTCTAAAATCCTCTAAATTAGACGAAACTGCCATATCTATTGTAAAGATTTCTCAAGGTGAGTGGTTAGTTAAAGACATTTTACACGGTAGATGGGGAATTAAAGAGACAGCCTCAAAGATTTTAAATGCCGCAGAAGACGTACAGGCAGTCACAGTAGGAATTGAGGCAGGAGCATTAAAAAATGCCATAATGCCTTACTTAGAAGACGAAATGAGGATACGGGGGAGATGGATTAACATCACAGACGTAACTCATGGTGGTAAAAAGAAGCAAGACAGAATAGTTTGGGCCTTACAGGGTCGTATGGAACATGGTAAAATTAAGTTTAGGAAGGCAGATTGGAATCTTCCCTTTATAACACAAATGCTTGATTTTCCTAGTCCACTTTCACATGATGATTTGCTTGATTCTTTGGCATATATAGACCAAGTTTCGGTAGCTGATTTTGCACAATCAATCGAACTAGACGAATGGGAACCAATAGATAATGTCGCTGGATACTAAAAAACTAGCTTATAATGACCCACAGGCTTCCTTAAGTGCTTGGGTAATTGATAAAGTAACACAGTGGGAAGATCATAGGAATAGCAATTATCTTAGTAAGTGGGATGAATACTATAGAATTTGGAGAGGAATTTGGTCTGGAGAAGATAAAACCCGTCCTTCGGAGGGTTCTAGGCTTATTGCTCCAGCTACTCAACAAGCCATTGAAGCTACTGTAGCAGAACTGGAAGAGGCCATATTCGGCAAGGAACAGTGGTTTGACTTAAGGGACGATGTTGCAGATCAGGACTCTACGGACATTAAAGTGGTTCGTATGAACCTTCAAGAAGACTTAGACAGGGCAAAAGCTAAAGATGCCATTGTAGAGGCCCTTCTTAATGCGGCTATTTATGGCACAGGTATCGCCAAAATAACTGTAGATGAGGAAATAGGTAAAAAACTAGGTGAGTCTGCTATCCCAGATACCCTGACTACGGATACAGTGGTATATGAAGAGGACATGACTACGGTACGTATTGATCCCCTGACCCCTAAAGAGTTTGCCATAGACCCTTCAGCTACCTCTATAGACGAAGCCTTGGGAGTTGCTCAGGTAGTCATTAAGCCTAAATACGAGATCATAGAGGGCATAAAAAACGGAATTTATGAAGATAAACCCGTAGGAAGTTACGATAAAATGGACTTGGGTTTTGAAGAAGAAAATGATTCTTCTGATGACGATAAGGTTAAAATAACAGAGTACTGGGGAAGAGTCCCTAAAAAATTCTTAGAGAGCCAAAGCTCCCTTAACGATCAATTTGATTATGATGAAGATGAACTAGTAGAGGCTGTAGTTATTATAGCAAATGATAGTTCAGTCCTTAAGGCTACAGAGAACCCTTATTTAATGGGTGATCGTCCTTTTGTCGCTTTTCAATTAGACCGTGTCCCCAATAAATTCTGGGGTAGAGGTATTGCCGAAAAGGGATATAACCCACAAAAGGCTCTTGATGCTGAGTTACGTGCAAGAATAGATGCTCTGGCTCTTACGACTCATCCGATGATGGGTGTTGATGCAACAAGGTTGCCCAGAGGTGTTAAATTTGAGGTCAAAGCAGGAAAGACTATTCTTACGAATGGTGATCCACGCACGACCCTATTCCCTCTAAATTTCGGTACTCTTGCTCAGTCTACGTTTACTGAGGCGGCTGAACTAGAGCGTATGGTTCAGATGGGTACAGGGGCTATGGACAGTGCCACGGGAGGTGCTTCAAATCCAAGAAACAATACTGCTTCCGGTATGTCTATGCTTCAGGCGGCATCAATAAAGCGTCAGAAAAGAACCATTATGAACTTCCAAGAAAACTTTCTTATACCTTTAATTAAGAAATCAGCTTGGAGATATATGCAGTTTGCACCGGAGCGTTATCCAGCAGGGGACTATAAGTTTATCCCTAATTCCAGCATGGGTATCATGGCTAAAGAATTAGAAATGACACAGATGATCCAGTTGTTGTCCATGACACAACAAGGAACACCTGCTTTTTCAATGCTTCTTATGTCTATTTTTGATAACACTTCTCTTTCTAATCGTGAAGAACTTAAAGCGTCTATAGCTCAAATGATGCAACCTGATCCACAGGCACAGCAGGTTCAGCAAATGGTTCAGCAATTAGAACTCATGAAGCTTCAGATGGAAGTTGAAGAGATGAAGGCAGGAGCTACAAAAGAAATGGCTCAGGCAATGAAGATACAGTCCGAAATGCAGGAGGGACAGTCACAGGATGCCCTTGTAGAGCGTCAGATGGACTTAGCAGAGAAGATGGCTAAGATTGAGAAGTTACGTAGTGATGCACAGAATGTTCAATCAGAGACAATGCGTAATATTCCAGAAGTAGAACATCTTAAATCAGAGACAATACTTAATCTAGCTAAAGCACGAATGGAACGTGCAAATTGACGGACAGAGAATTTTTAGAAAAACGTCTAGATTTATTTTCTAATGAAGCTTGGGATCTCTTGACAAAAGAGTTAACCTCAATGGCAGAATCATTAGAAAAAATACAAACAATAGACGATGAAAGAACCCTTTATTTAAGAAGAGGGCAGGTGGATATGCTAAATATGATTGTTAATTTAGAGGAAACCACCAAATTAGCGTTGGATCAATTAGAAGATACCTAACTCCAACATTTTTAACTCCATAATCTTTATAGACGGAGGATTAGTAATATGGATAGTGTAGTTGTTGAAGAACCCGTAGAGACTGTAGAAGAAGCGGCTAAATTTGCTGAAATAGAAACAGAGGCTCTCGTAGAACAGGAACAA